GACAAGGTGACGGACTTGACAAGTCTCAAAAACCAAGTAGAATAACTCTGTGGAGGTTCAGAAAAATAATATCTTACTTAGTTTTATATAGCTTCTCTAATATATCTTTAGCATCACTAATAGTAGAAATATATCCTAATTTTCTATCTAATTTATATTTACTACTACCATCTCCAGGTATATTATTTTTTCTCATAAATTGCTGGTGCATCGTCATCATTTCAGTATCATTGGATTCAGACATTGTAAGAACATCTTTTATATTAATTAAAAACATATCATCTGTTGTTGTTTTTAACCAAGGTTCTAATTTATAACCAACTAAGCCTACTCTTCCTTTAACTTCTGTTATAATAACAGGATGAGAAACTATTAAAAGAGTTTCATCTTCTTCCTCAGTAGAAGCTACCTTACAGAAAATTTCTTCTCCAGATTTAAATTTTAAGGTAGCATAAAAGTCGTCTTCTATCATTTTCTTAATTGGATAGTTATTATTTCATAGTTGAAGTTTTCTTCATTGTAGATTTTGATTCTCTCAATAAGATGATTGAGAGTATAGTTTCTCTTTGACTTATAGGTACAGTCATCAGAGATATCGTATAAAGTTGCTTTTACTTTATCCTTACCCTTTCTTAAGACACGTCCAATGGATTGGAGATTTCTAACTCTGGACTTTGAGGGACTGGCGAAGATGATGTTGTGCAGCCGCTTAATATTAATCCCAGTACTAAAAGTACCATAGCTGGCAATGATGATCGCATTTGATTCCTCCTCGGTAATTTCTCTAACAAGTTCTCTTTCACTAGTGTCTACGCCACCATGAATAAAAAATACTTTACGGTCACCTTTCTTATTACTATTTATTAAATCATAAAGCACCTGTCCATGTGCTTCGACTCTGGAGAATAATACTAGAGTATTGCCTTTTAGATCAAGAGATAGATTTTTAATAAAAGTATTTCTTTGTTCATGAGTAATCAAATATTCTATTTCATCTTGATATGTTTCAAATTTTTTCTCTGCATGTTTGAGAACAATACATTGTATATCCAGTTGAGAAAGATGTCCCTGTCGCATGAGTTCTTCCGTTTTTGTTACCTTATATGATGGCCCAAACAATCCTTCTAATACCCACTTGTGTGTTTGAGTTCCATCGAGTGTTCCTGTAAATCCAAATCTATACTTAGCATGATGTAATTTTGTCATTATAGATATTAATGACTTCGACTTGAATAGGTGTGCTTCATCACCTATAACTACATTATAATCTTCAAAGAACGATCTTTCTAATTTGTATACAGATTGCCAGGTGGTAATCGTTACTGGAAATTCATTTGTTTTTTCTTTACCTGCATATATCTTGTGGCAAAATGACTCAGCATCCCAACCATAATCAACAAAGTCCTTATACATCTGTTCTACGAGAGATGTCGTTGGAACAACTAAGAGGATTTTTTGCCCTTTCTCAACGTAATATCTTACAAGAGAATAAATCATCAACGATTTGCCTGAAGCAGTGGGTGATATCAATAGCTTTCTATTATGTCTTAAGGCATCGTATACTCCCTCTACTTGATATTTTCTTGGTTGATGACTGCAAATAGACTGCATATAATCTTTTACACCACTATATGATATTCCCTCATTAACCTCAAAGGGAGCACCATAGTAATCATTATCTTCAAACTTATATGTGTAATCGTGTCTGTTACAGAAAGCAATAATCTTATCTAACAATCCTACATATATCTTCTTTGACCTCAGATCAAATAGGTGAATCTCTCCATTCCAATTTCTATTACGATATTGAGGCATGAACTTTGCACCCTCTACCTCAAAGGTAAAGTAGTCTCTCAACTCATACTCAATATGAGGTTCAGAATTAATTTTTAAAAATACTTCGTTGGCCTTAGATATTACAACATTGGCCGTTGTGTCGATCACTTAACCCATGCATCTATGGGTATTTATTAAGTATTGTCAAGTGTTGGTACAGGAGGTCTTAGCCACAAATTACCTGAGACAGATACACGAGTTTCATCGGTATTGTAAAATGGATATACAGTATGTTTAAACATTGCAGGGAAAAACAACATTACTCCCTCAACATCTTTTCCTAATCTATATCCATGATGAGTGGCTCTGCCAAAGATATCATAATATTGAAATTCAAACATTCCTGCTTTTCTATCTTCTTCTTTAACCCCCTCTAAAAAAGGAAGACTATTTTGTTCTGCATGTTCATATGGAATTCTTAACCATATAACAAATGAGTAAACTCCTCCATGATCATGATATGGATTAAACTCATGTTTCTTTTGAAAGTTAACCCAAAAACTATCTAATCCCAATCTGTAATTAGTCAGTTCTCTTTGATATTGTCTCATGGGATGTCTACCACCAGCTTTATCATGATATTGTCTAGCAAGAGGATCTAATACATTCAAGAAAAAATAATCATTTTCATCTTCAAGAGTATAGCTACTGCTGATATTTCCTATCAAATGTTCTTTGTGAGATTCACCTTTCTTTTTATTAATTATTCTCCACAAATAATCAATATGCTGTTGAGGTAACCTAGACATAAACCACCCATAATTCATGGGATTTATAGCTTGATATGATAGTGGTATTTGTTCGATAACTTTTGGTGATGAAGATGCCATTTTAATAGTAGTTAAAATTAAGGGTTAATCTATATTTTTGATTAGTACAATTTGTACCTGTGTGTCTTAAGGGAGTGTCAAAAGTAACTAAACGATTTTCGACACTTTCAACTTTTTTTCCATTTTCAAACTCCGTGTAACCATCATTAGTATTGACATATAATATAGAAGTAAAAGAATCATGATAATTATTATCAACATGGAATCCCTGTTTAATAATATTTTTTGCTCTTAGATTTAGATTTACCTTAATTCTAATAAGATGTCTCATTCCCAATGCTTTAACAAAGGGTTTTATAAAAACAGGATAAAATGAACTTACAGGTTTGTCATTCGCATAAAAAGTATGACATAATTGAAAATTATCCAAAGGATCACATAAAAGATCAGGATTTAATTGATCCATATCAATTGGTTCACTGAAGTACCAAGGAAATTCTTCTCCCAACATCAAACTCTGCATTTTTGTAAAGAAATCTTGTGGTACAAAATCCTCTTTAATTACAATACTCATTATCCTAGTCCAGAATTAAATCTCATAAACTCAATCGCATTTTTAATTTGAAATGTTCTGTTTTGTATCACCTTAAGAATACTTTCTAAGTATATTAACATTGTATCATAATAATCAATTTTTAGGGAACTATTGGATAGTCTTTCATCCGCATCCAAATATTTTTGCATGGTGTCTTTATCCCTTATCTTTTTAGGAAAGGGGTTTTCTATATAGACATCAGGATCAGCCTTTCCTGAAAAGTACTCATACCTTTCATGTCTTATATTTTTTCTTTGTTGCTCTGCTTTCTTTCTTAATAGAAAGATAGTATTATAAAGTTCAAAGTATTTTGCATGAAGAGAGGGGACGTTCAATGATTCTTCGTGTAGATTATCTCTATCGATCTTCGCATCTTTTTCCCACATCTCTTGAAGTTTATCAAGAGTTACGCTCATAAGGGGTTGCCAGATAAATCAGTAATATTAAATATAGTATACTTGAAAGTAACGTCTGCTGTAAAGTAGTTTATGTCTTCTGTTGTTGCATCGAAATTTAATGTGGATAATGATGTTGGAAACATATTCTTGAACATAATTTTAAAATTAGGATTCTCCGAACTAGTTAAAATTTGAAGAGTACCATCAGAGTAAAGATTTAGTTGTGTTTTATCAGGTTGTTCTAAATCTGCATTTGCATTTTGAAAGTCTTGTATCTCTTCTAAAGATTCTACATATCCTAATGCTCTTATCCAGTGAGATATCTCATTATAATTCTCCAAGTTTTCATCAACAAGAAAACGTAAATTGAAATCTTCAAACTGAACTTTATCTCCTGGATAAGGAATATCCCTACCAAGGTATGTTGGTTGTTCAGCCACTCCCAAAGTTAATCCTGGTATATTTGCTTCATTACCTAAGAACGAAACTTTACGTGCTCGGTTTAAAACAAACTTAAACCCAGTAGGTGATAAAAAATTTCTATTCTTTATCTGATTATCGTATATACTGGCCATTCAATCTTTTTTAAGTATTTAGACAAAAAAAGAGACCCCCGAAGGAGTCTCTAGAAAAATATAAGCGTCTCGCTTACATAAGGTTTTTAACAGCAACACGTCTGTAGTAACGGTTAGAGTTAAGGTTAAGAGCACCAAGACCCTGATAGGTTCCTTCTGCGAATGGGTTTGCGACAATGCCGTAGCGAGTCTTAAATCCGATTTTTGGTTGGAAACTGTTCTCTCCCACTGCACGAACCATCTGTAGAGGAACGTATGGGCAGTAGAATATACCAGCGTCATAAGGTGAAGTACCTTTGTAACCAACAACATAGTACTGATTACCAGGTGTTGTGTTACCAGACTGACTAGCACCACCGATGTTTGCAGCATAAGGGTCAATGTAGACTCTATACTTACCTTGAAGAACACCAGCAAATGTGTTACCTGTAGGATCAACCTGTAGGTTAGCATTAAGTGCAGGAGTATAAT